AGTTCGAGGCCGCCAAAGGCTTCCATGATGACCGCGTTTACTCGCTGGTCTGGGCGATATGGGCGCTTCGACAGGAAGAGCTTGCCAGCTACGAAATCCCCCGGATTCAATGCAACTCAAAAAGCAAAAACGCGCCGTTCTGCTATTTGCGAAACGGCGACATCATCCTTCCATGCTCTGAGCAATGCGAAGCGCATAAACGCGTCGAAGCAATGCACGTTCAATACATCTGCAAGGTTGTCGGGAATGAAATGACCCTCCCAGACTTTTTCAAAACCAAGGTCCGTTTAGCGGGCTGTAAAATTTACCAAGGAATATGAGGTGTACAATGATTGAAGTAACGACGGAAAATTCTTTTGTTTCGCTGGAACAGGCCGACCAGATTTTTAATCTTGTGCCTGGATGCGAAGAATGGGCTACACTCGACGAAGACAGAAAAGCCCGACTTCTCATTCATGCGTCGAAGATGCTGAGTTATTTGCTGTTTGGAAATATGGCTGAAGCCAATACAACTCAGTGGGCATTTGTGGAGCTGAATAAAAAAAGATTTGTCGAAGCGACTATCTACCAGGCTTGGTTCCTGCACAAAAACGCCGAAACCATCGACCAGGCCATTTCCGACTACATCGAAGGCAAGACCACTGAATCCATTGGCCCGATTTCGAGCACGAAGGTGCACGGTTTCAGCTACAGAAAAATGTACCACCCTGTAACTTTGAAGATGTTCGATTTCTATTTGGTTTCGGCCAAGCGAATCATGAGGGCCTAAAATGTTCTTCAATAAGAAAAAGGACACGCCCCAAGCTCTTGGCATCTTCGAGGCCAGCACCTTGATTCCGGCAGTCATGCGGAAGGAGGCCGCGCTCCAGCGCCTCGAATACTACCGGGACGCCCAACTCGAATACCTTCAGGCCCAACTGGCCCAGAAATTCAAGAGCCCCGAAAAGCTCCAGCCGCTCTTTATCAACGTGGTCCGAAAAATCGTGGATATGAAGTCCACCACCTACCTGGAGCCGCCCAAGCGTGACCTTCTGAACGCCACGGAGCAGGACAAGACAACTTTCAACGAGATTGCCGCCGCCTGTTCCCTGTCCGTAAAGATGAAGACGGCCTCCCGGCTGGTAAAGCTCTTGAAGACGGTCATGGTGCGCCCCGTATGGCGAAACGGCAAAATCGACTTGGACATCCTGACCCCTGACATTCTCGACGTAGCCACCGGTAAGAGCCCGGAGGACGTTCAAGAGGTCATGGTGACGCGGTACGGAGCCAAGCAACAGGATACGACCTTCGAGGTCATAACGCCCCAAGCAATCCGAATTCTGGATTACCGTGGCCAACTCAAGAGCGAAGAGTCGAACCCATACGGGATTCTGCCCCTGGTGCCCTTGTGGGACAAGGCTCCGCTCGACACCTTCTTTGTGGAGTCTGGGGAAGACCTCATCGTTGCCCAGGACGCCTTGAACAGCCTTCTGACCTCTCTGGTCTACACCTGCGAAATGCAGGGGTATTCTGTGGGCTACATCAAGACCGCATCCACGGACGGGACCATCGAAGCCGGACCCGGAACAATGGTAGAGCTGGAGAAGGACGGCGAAGTCGGCTTTGCCTCCCCAGACGCCCCCATTGCCGATGTTCTCAAGACCATCGAATTCATTCTCAAGCAAACCGCGATAGCCAACGGGCTTTCTGCCTCTTCACTATCCACGGAGCCGACGAACGAAAGTGGCATTGCCCGAATCATCGGCAACCTCGAACTGATGGAACAGCGAGCCGATGAAATCGAGCTTTTCCGTGGCTACGAGAAGCGCATTTTTGAAACCATCCGGGCCGTCTGGAACCATCACAATCCTGGCCGGAAGCTCTCGGAAGGCGCGACCCTGCGAGTCGATTTCTACGACCTCAAGAAGGCGAACACGCTGACCGAACAGGTAACGGCCTGGAGCGAGCTTCTTTCCCTCGGCATCATTTCCGAAGTGGACATCGTGATGGAGCACAACCCAGACATCAAAACCCGCGAAGAGGCCATGCGATACCTGATTATGGTTCGTGAAGAACGCGGCCAGATAAACGGGGACGAGGTGTTCACCTTCCGCTCGAACCTCGACAGGCTCACCACCCCAGACAACGACGAACAACCCGATACGGAGGACGTAAATGGAACAGACGCAGACGCCGCCTGAAGAAACACAACATTTGCCCGAAGACAAGGAAATGCCCGACATTTCCGGGAAGTCATTCAACGAATTTCAGGCCGAACTGGAAGAATACCTCGCGGAACTGATGGAAGAGATTCCGGAGGTTTTTAGGGGTCTACTCCCGCAAGACATCGGAATTCTCCCACAAGTTCGATGGGCCAGGAGCGCCATAAAGAGCGGCTTATTTTCAGCTTCCCGGCATGAAGCCGACGGCCCCGGCGCATACCGCCCGACCACCAAAAAAACGGCCGACCTGTCAGGCATGACCCCGCACCAGCTTATGAGCATGGGGTACGGCCAGAAGTAACCCCAAGGCTCGAACGAATCGTTATCCAGCCCCGGCGCATTGTGCTCCGGGGCTTTTTTTATCCCATTATTTTTTAAGGAGTTTTTTATGCTTACTTTGGTTGAAGCCGCGAAACTGATTCAAAATCCGTTACAGCGCGGCGTAGTGGAAGTGTTCCCGATGACCTCCCCGGTCTTGCAGCACCTTCCGTTCCTTGATGTGCAGGGCAACGCCTACAGCTACAATCAGGAACAGACCCTTCCAGGCATTGGTTTCCGAGGAATCAATGAAATCTACGACGAATCGACCGGCGTTATTAACCCCCAGACCGAAGCCCTGAAGATTTTCGGCGGTATCTCGAAGGTGGACCGCGCACAGGTGAAGACTCAGGGCAAGGTGAACGACATCCGCGCCGTCCATGACGGCATGAAGGCCAAGGCCGCCGCCCTGGAGTTCACCAAGGCGTTCTTCAAGGGCAACAGCACCGCCGATGCCGACAGCTTCGACGGCCTGGAAAAGCGACTTACCGGCTCCCAGGTGCTCGACATGGGCAACGCCGACGGCGGCAACCCTCTGACCCTGGATAAGCTCGACGAGCTTATCGATGCGGTACAGGGAAGCCCCGACATGCTCTTTATGAACAAGACCATGCGCCGTAAGGTAAACAAGCTCATGCGTGCCGCTGGCCAGGCCACGGAAACCGTTTCCGATGCCTTCGGGCGGCAGATTGCCGCCTACGCCGGGATTCCCATTGGCGTGATTGAGTCCGATAAGGACGGAAACGAAATCCTTGGCTTCACTGAGCCCGATTTGGACAACGGCGACAAGACCGCCTGTACGTCCATTTACGCCGTGCGTTTCGGGGCCAAGGAATGGGTTTCCGGCCTTCAGGCCGGTATTCTGGAAGTTATCGACCAGGGCTTGCAGGGCATCCATTACCAGACCTTGATTGAGTGGATTTGCTCTATCGCAGTGTTCCACCCCAAGGCCGCCGCACGCCTGCGCGGTATCAACGCCAACTAAAAGTAAAACGGCTGACCAGAAGAACCCGCCGAATCTTCTGCGATGCCCGATTTGTTTCTTAAAAGCCGGGGCCGCTGCCTTCCATTGGTGGCGGCCCCGGCTTTTTTTGTCTTTGATTCTGATATATTGTGAATAAATTTAAGAAATTCTTCATATTTTTGCAAAGGGTACTTCGGAATTGCGGCCCATCTTGTCCAACCCTTGTGAAAGAGGATGAGGGATTGGCCTGATTCCAATGCAACCGACCCTGCCTGTGGAGGAAACTGTGATGAAGAGAAGAGAAAAGGGAAGAAATAACATCCTTCAAGAGAGAACTCAGTACGGCATGAATCCTAACCACCTTGGACTCATTGAGGCCAAGGCAAGACAATTATGGAAGCGTCTGGGTGACATCGCCCCAGACTACTACGGGCTTGAGGACTTCGAGGGGGACTTGGCCCTGGTCTACGCGAAAGCAAAGGGCGAGTTTCAGGACGATAACGACCTCGCTCCGGTATTCGTTACCAGGGCCGACCAGTTCACGAAGGACCGTATCAAAGCCTTCCTTGCCGATTTGAACATGGAGCCTCCAGGACGGGCAAAAGCAGATATTCCCATGCTTGAGTTCAAGCGGCTGGTGAAAACGATGACCAACGGGCAACTTGCCAAAAAATACGGGTGTACCGCTCGAACCATTATCAACAGAAAAAAGGAATGGGACTTGGTATAGCCCGTAACGAATCGAAAAGCTGCAACAGTACCAACCAGCAATAACAGAAAAAGGAATCAGTAATGAATTTTATAAAAATTTTAGAATCTGAATGGAGTTCGAAACATGAAATCTTTACCTTCACTGGGAAGGAAATTGAGTCCTTCAGAAGTGGCTGAACTCTTCGGTATTGCAGAGTCCACCGTTTTACGGTATGCGTCTAGATACGGCGGC